ATCAGGAAAGAAACCAACATTTAATGATGCAACTGCATGTGGTGGTACATATTATGTAGGAACAGATACAAAATCATTCAACACTTCAAGTGAGCACTTATGTGCAGGTTTAGAGGTTGTTATGGGTAACTTTACTGTAACTTTAGAAAACCCTGCTACTTTCTATGGAATGTATGCTAGTGGTTACGAAGGTGTTACAAGAGGTGCAGAATTTGCAGTTACTTTTGACACACAAGTTAAGTATGATTCTGTAACTAAAGACCTTGTTCATACATTTGATACACAAGCAACTCCAACATCGGCTGATTTATTTCAATTTACCAATAATAATGCTTTTGGTGTTGATATTGACAATGGTGTGCTAACTAATGTTGCTTATAGTGAAGGCGATTTAATGATGCTTGATGTATCAGGT